CGATGGGTGGTAACCGCAAGATTGAAGTGGTCCGCTACCACGACCGTGACTCTGATGTGCTGTTCCTACCCGGTGACACGGGTATGGTGTTGATGCAAACACCTAACCTTGTGGGTGAGGTTCTCGCTGTTGAGGTGCGCCGCCCTGGTATTGACGATGACCCCCGTGGACAGTTTGATGATGTGATCGCTGTTCAGGTGGCAAAAGCACGCTTTGCCTTGTTGTCCCTTGAAGCTGCTCAGAAGTCGGTGCAGGCACCGATCGCGTTGCCGCAAGATGTGCAAGAACTTTCGATGGGTGCTGATGCGGTGTTGCGTTCCACGACACCGGAGAAGATTCGCCGCATCCCACTGGACATTCCTGCTGCCGCGTTCCAAGAACAAGGCGTGTTGGATAACGAACTGCGTCAGGGTTCACGTTACCCGGAGGTTCGTGGCGGCAACCTTGATGCTTCGATTGTGACTGGTCGCGGTGTGCAGGCTCTCATGTCAGGGTTTGACACTCAGGTGCGTACCGCGCACGCCATGTTCGCTGACGCTTTCACACATCTTGTCGAGTTGTGTTTTAAGGCTGAGGAGAAACTGTGGCCTTCGTTCCGTAAGACGATTCGCGGGAACGACAATGGAACTCCGTACGAAGTGACGTACACACCGGAGAAAGACATCAAGGGTGATTACTCGGTGGACGTTCAGTACGGTCTGATGGCGGGTCTGGACCCTAACCGTGCACTGGTGTTTGGGTTGCAGGCCCGTGGGGATCGCCTCATTTCGCAGGACTGGCTGCGCCGGCAGTTGCCGTTCTCGTTGAATGCTTCTGAGGAAGAACAGAAGCTGGACATTGAGGATATGCGGCAGGCTTTGCGTCAGGCTGTGGCGGGTTACGCTCAGGCGATTCCGGTGTTGGCGCAGGCAGGTCAGGACCCGGGTGACATTTTGACTCGTCTCGCCACGATCATTGAGGGACGCCAGAAGGGTCGTCCTATTGAGGAAGTGATCCAAGAAGCGTTCGCTCCTCCCGAGGTTCCCCCCGGCATGGTTGAGTCCCCAGTTGATGGTGCCTCCCCGGTCCCTGGCGCTCCTGGTGAGGCTCCCATGTCGGGCGGGGATAATCTTTCCGGCATTAATGATGCTGGGATGTTGCGGGGTGTTGCCCCGGGTCAGGCTGGTTTACCTCCGGGTGGGCGTCCTGATTTGAACGTGTTGCTGGCTGGTTTAACGCAACGTGGTGAACCTAACCTGCAATCAAGTGTGTCCCGTCGAGTTCCAATTGCTTAGGAGATTGTTGTGAAGATGCCAGCGCATCCGCCGAAGAAGCCGGCGAATCAGGGTGGTAAGGCTCCTGCCAATGTGCAGCCGCCGAACGTGAACGTGTCGAACGTGTCAAACACGGCTAATTTGCCGCACCAGTACAGCCCGTCTAACGGTAACTGGCAGCAGCACATGGTGTCGAAGAATCATGGTGGGACTCGTGGCACTGGTAAGGGTGCACGCTGATGTGTACGTGGTGTGGTTGCCAGAACAAGTCTAACGGTTACGGCGGTTCCAAGAAGGGCGGAAAGTAATGGCTAGAGGAAGGCCCACGGGTACGTATTCCGCCAAGAAGAAGACTGGTAGTTGGTCTTCCGGAAATAAGACTGGGAAGACTGCAAGCCAAGCAAAAGCGCAGAGAGATGCTGCCGAAGGCCCTAAGCGTTCCATGAAGCCAAAGACGCGCGAACTTAAGCGCATTAGTGATTATCGTGGCGCTGAGGGCCCGAAGAAGTCGATGCCTCGCAAGAAGACCACTGCGAAGAAGCGTGGCAAGTAAGAAACCGTTTTGGGATCGGCCCTCCCCCAAGAAAAAGTCCACACCCCTCACCCCAGCACAAAAGGCTGCCGCGAAAGCGAGGGCTAAGAAAGCGGGGAGGCCGTACCCAAACCTTGTCGATAATGCTGCTGTTCGCAGGAAGAAGAAGTAGATGGCTTCCAAGAAGGACCCGCGCCTAGCGCGTGCCGGTGTCAGCGGATACAACAAACCGAAACGCACACCGAACCATCCAAAAAAGTCACATGTGGTTGTGGCTAAAGAGGGTGACAAGGTGAAGACGATCCGGTTTGGTCAGCAGGGCGTGACGGGTGACAAGAAACCTACGAAACGTCAGGCGTCGTTTAAGGCTCGTCACGCGAAGAACATTGCTAAGGGCAAGATGTCGGCTGCGTATTGGGCAGATCGGGTGAAGTGGAGTTAACTTGCCAGCATCACTGGAATTGCCAGATGATGTTCGCAAAGTTGATGGTCGATGGCTGAGAGACTGCCCAGAGTGCGGAAGGGTGGTTAGCCACCTTCGCCGCAACTAGCGTTCACGCATCATTAAACAGGCAGCCTTGCAAGAGGTGCAGCAATATTTCAAACCACCCAAGCGGTATGTGCGGCAGTGTCCGTGTTGCTTGGTATAACTCTTTTCAGAAGAGTGCGATATCGCGTGGTCTAGAGTGGGAACTCACTGTTGAGTTTGTTGACGCCATGTATGAATTGCAGGAACGTAAGTGCGCGTTATCTGGCCTTGAGATTGGTTGGTCGGAGAAACATTGGGATCACTCAGCGTCAATTGATCGCATTGACAATTCGCGTGGGTATTTTCCAGACAATGTGCAGTTGGTTCACAAGGAAGTGAACATGATGCGGGGTTCCCTGGAACCTGAGCGTTTCGTTGAGTTGTGCCAACTTATTGCGAACAAAGTTAAGTGGTAGGAGGTTGCGGTGGAGGACAACGAGTTGGCTTCTGAAGTTGATGCTGTTGAGATTCCCGCTACCCCTTGGCATAACAGTGACACGGTTGCTGCCGGGTTCGCGTTTGCCGCGAACATGGCTGCTGCTGCACAGCAGCATTTCGCACATCTTGCTTATCTTGCGATGGGTCAGTCTGCTCAGGAGTGGGTTGAGAATGAGAAGGCTGACTTTATTGAGGACATGTCGCAGTTTCTAGGTGGTTTACCGGAGGAGGGTTCAGGTGACTGAGCAGCCTATGCAGGGTGGTTATCGTCGCCCGGAGAACCCGGCTCCGGTGTCTGGCCCGGGTCGTATGTCTCGTCGTACTGATGGTCAGGGTGCGATGTACATGTCGGGTGGTGAGTATGGTGAGGGTCAGGAGATGATGGACCTTCAGAATTCGGCTCCGATGTCGAAGACGGAAACGGTTCGTCCTCGTTCTGCTCGTCCTCGTGCTGCTCGTTCTGGTGGTGCCGGTGCGGGGTTGACTTCGTTGTTTGCTCCGTCTGAGCGTCCTGATGAACCTGTGACTGCGGGTATGCCGTTCGGTCCTGGTGAGAATGGTCCGCGTACACGTGAACCTGTTCGTGGGCGTTTGACTTCTACGTTGGAGAAGATCATTCAATATGATTCTTCACCACGCATGAATGCTTTCTACATGATGGCTAAGGCGCGGGGCTGGTAGTGGCGCTTAGACCGTCTGCGGATAGAGCGCAGCAGATTATTGACCAGGCTCGGCGTGAAGAAAACATGCGGCCTGGGCTTCGTCCTACTGCCGATCAGGTTCAACGTGCCTACGATCAGGCCGCTGACCGGGCGATGGATGAATACTTTCAAGGAAATATTGAAAGTTATTACGGTGGTGGCCCGTCTACTGCGGTAACACCTCAGTACAGCGAGTTTGATTTTTCTTCTGGTGCTGCCCAACAGCGAGCTTTCGCTACCGTTGTTCCTTCTGCCGACCAAGAGTATTACGACCGGATTTACCGTTACAACCCGCCGTCGTCAGTCACCCCAGCAGAGTTTGCTTCGCCGCGAACGCTCGCGGCACGTAACCGCCTTCGCCGCCGCAGAGCTCTAGAACTTCTGTCGTCTTCGTCTCCGCAAACGTTGGACATGTTTCCTACATTGCGTCGAGTGATTGCCGACATTCCTGACCTTAATGAAGAAGATGTCAGGAACCTTATTAATCTGACTGAAATGGAAACAGCGTTCCAGCGCATGCTGACTGCTGATCAAACATCGGCGCAGGAAATTTGGATGTCGATGGACCCGGTAATGCAGGCCGGATTCACTGACTATTTTGAAGACCGTTTCGCTCAAATGATTGAGGAAGCGCAGAAGGACCCGAGCTGGTTCCAGCAAGGATTTGAATGGTTTACTAACACCATTTTGTTCCCTTCGTTTAATGCCTTAATGTTCCTGAATGAGGGCTGGCAGCAGGTTACTCGGGCGCAAGCCGCAGCCATTCAAGACAATAATTGGAACGCTGCCGCATATATTTCACCTGTTGTAGGTTTGGCGGTGAACGGCTGGCAGTATTGGGATTCCGTTGCGCCGGGGGCACGGGATGAAGAGCGGCTGAAAATTCTCCGTGTTGAGCATGGTGCCGTGGTTGATGTTTTCCTTGATCTTGAGGAGAAGCAGCGCGACGGTCAGGGTAATGCGTATGCGCGTTGGATTGACGAGTGGGCTGACACCGAGTATTCGGATG